GCGCCAACAACCTGCGAAGCAATGTTTTTTCTCACGCTTGCAGCGCTCCCGGTTGGATGACTGTATTAGCCCCGACGTTCCATGCAGCATTGAATCCTGCCGCTGCCGCTGCCTGACTGATAATCCGACGCCGAGGTTCAAGAATGTTGCAGAATGGATCAGCGTAATACTGTGCGACCTCACTCGGTGTTAATGCCCGTGACCACAAGCAGAAGTCGTCAACCGCGCCCTTGAATTCAGGGGCTGACCCCCCGGCAACGTGACTAATACTAAATGTTGTAGCTGATGTAGAAAGAGTGGCGCCTGCTGTGACCGCAGGAGACGCATTAAGAACGCCGTTTCTGTAGATTCTGAAAGTGGCCGACCCGTCGTAAACGCCAGTCAGCAACTCCCATTTCCCCACCACGACCGACCCACTAGATAGCGCTCCGCTGACGAAGAATGCCGCCCCGTCACCTGCGTAAAACTGATAATTCGATCCGCTCCAACGCATCGTCGGATAACAAGTAAAGCTCGACAAGTCGTCGCCGAATGGGGAACCGGTAGCAGTGACGGGATTTATCCAAAGGCTAACCGTCCATTGCTTTGCTCCCCCGAATAACGGAATGGTCGTCGGTAGGCTTACGTAATTTGTACCAATGGGGAACAATAGCGATGGCCCAAACTTACCTGACTGCCAAAACGGGACCGATCCCGACAATCCGGTCAATAGTCCGTTTTTCTTGCCAACCGATTCTCGGAGAATTAGACCAGCATCCGGATTCATCATCCATCGGGCGCGCAGGCCAAACGACAATGGATGGCCCCAGTTGATGACCGCGCCAGATGGGGGCTTTACTGCACCCCACCATTTAGATTTGCGGAATGCCATTATGCGTTGGTGTACGTGATGGGACGATAGGATACGACACAGCCAGTACCGAGAGCCGCACCGCAGTTGTTACGAATGGCTAAGCTCCACCCGTCAGGAACTACCCCGCCGCACATCTGCCCTATGGTGAACCAGCCATCAATGGGTTGCGATGTGGTGATGTAGGGCAGCGAAACCGCACCCTTCATGCTGTTGGGTTCCGTTATGCTCGCGGTTCCCTCACTTCCGGTTGGGCGCGTGGTAGTTGAGAAGTTTGCAGCCGGGGTCCACGCCGATCCATCGTACACCCACGGAATCACGTAGACGTAAACTGCCTTGTCATTCGCTGCCGCTGTCGCTGCTGTAGATAGGAGGATCTGCACCTCGAAATCTACCGCTTTGACGCTGGTTTGATTATCGACCCGCGCTGACTGCCACCCCGCAAACGGGTCGGACGTATCAATGGCGAGCGACTGTAGATTCGTCACCGTCATTGACGTCCAAGTGCCATAAGCAATGTTGTCGGTCGTCATCTCAAACCCCTAGCGGCCGGTATGCGTACACAGGCCCCGTCGCACTGTAAAACCACGTCAGCGCGCGCAACGCATCGACGTAGTGGAGGCGCTTCCATATCCCGTTGCCAACCTCAGTGAGTCCCGGCAGCGTGATCGTTTCGATCGCCCACGTACCCGTTGTCGGATTTGCTGGCGGCGTGATCTTGTACAAAAGCGGGCCGCTGTTCGCCGGGTAGTTCGTTGGTTTCACGAAGAAGCACCCGAGCGGCGCGCACCATGCCAAGCCGTGTCCTTCGCCAAACTCAGGAAATGGCGTTGCCATCGGTGGAGCCCACAATTTAGTCAGGGCGTCCAGATCGAACAGTTGCGGTTTCCCATGCGCAAACCAGATCAGGTAGCGTTTATCGTTACCGATTCCGCGCCAGAAGCGCATGCAGCTCCCGCCGCCAATCAGTACGCCGCTCATTCCCGAGAATGTCAGGTTGCCATGCAGACCTGTGGCCGTGTCGAGATAGGCAACTCCGGTCAGCCATACCCCGTTGAACGTGTAGCCCAGGGTAAACACGCGCTTGGTCGTCGGATCGTAATCGGACATGGCTTGCACGCCACCGCCGAGCGGGCATGTATCCCCCGACGCACGCGACCACGCGCTTTCTGCATCCGTCGCACCGAGTGTCAGCTTGTGCGCCCAATTCGTACTGTTGGTCGTGTACATGAACCGAGACACCGGACGCAGCAACGCGCCCTTCGCCCCGCCACCAGCGTCCGGCGGCAGGTACACGTACGCATCGTACGAATGCGGCGCAGCCGGCGTGCCGTCGCCATGCTCGCAATGCACCGTATCGAATCGGTGCGGATCGGTCGCCGGCAATGCGGCATCGGCACCAGGAGTCCAATTCAATGCGGTGGTGCGATTCTTGATCCGAGACCACATTTGCGTTGCGTAGTGAAACGCGTAGGCAGACGTATCCCACCCGTCCGCATCGCCGCCACCGGCCCAGATCTTCGACCCGTTCACGCCGAGCAATGGAGCATCAACGCCGCTCGTCCACCCGTTCACGCTCTTGGTGATATTGCCTGAGCCCGCAGGCTGCGGACCCTCCCAGCAATCGCTAAGAGTATTGAGCGAGATGATCTTCGTCGAACCCGCCGGCAGATTCGCATCCGTCGCCCACGCCGGGATTCCTCCAGGAGGAGGGGGCGGGGGAGCGCTCGCAACGATAGTCAGAGTTACCGGATTCGATGTATACGCGGTCATGATGCCCACCCGAAGATAGCGGCCTTGACGCTGAACGCGCGGATACCGATGATCTTTCCAAGGTCCGAGGCAAACACCGCCGAGGTAATGAACGCCCCAGGCATCTCCGGCGGATATGGATTTTGCGTGACGGCACCGGTGTCAACGTTCACAGAATAGATCCCAACATTCGCCCCGTAGAAAAACACGAGTTCGCGCCTTGGAGGGACAAACACCATGGGGAACTGCCCGTAGTACGTGCCCGGATTAGGGACGGCCCCGACCTTCCCGATAATTCTGCCCTTTGCTGGCGGATACTTCTTGACGTCGAGCGCGATGACGTTTCCCGGCACCGGGTCGAGGTAGAGTATTTCGCCCTTTGTCTCATCGTACGCAATCGGGCCATAACTCTCATTGTTTCGGTTGTCGTGTCCACTCCACGTCGTCATCAACGATTGATCGTTCGCGCCTGTTGCACAGTCATACGTCCAGATCAAATCGCCGCGAATGCCGAAAATCTTGTCCAGCGGTTGGACGTAAACCACCGTCATGGTTTCGTGGCCGTCCACAATCGGCGGTCCGATCATCGACACGCGTTCCCAAGTTCCGAATGGCACCCCAGGCGTGTATTTCCACACCCCGGTTGACTTGTAGTCGCCAACCCATCCCTTCTGCGAAGGGGGATCGGTAGGATCGGCACTTCCCCAACAGAATCCGCCCATCTGCCAGAAGCAATCGCGCTTGCTGTCGTACACGAACGGGGCAAAGTCATAGCCCGCCGGGACGATCTTTCCGGGGATTCCCCAATAGGGATAGAAGTGCTGGAACACAGGCGTACCGGTTGCCATCTCGATCTTCCCGAAATGAATCCCGCCGGAATTGTTCCCCTCGGTAGACCACATATTTCCATCACCACCGAACAGGTACATGGCCTTCTCTCCGGGCCTGTATGCGGGACAGAAGTGCTTCCCCAAATTCGGACCAGACGGTGCTCCACCACTTGCCGGGGCATCATTTGTCGCAGGCTTCATGTCGTACAGACCAAGCAGCTTAAGCGCCCCTGTAGGCACCGGAGCGGGCGGTATCACGACAACCGGCGGAGGAACGACTACTACCGGGGGCACGACCACGACAGGCGGCGTCTCAGTCACCGTGAACGTCGCGGTCGCAGTTGCGGCCTGTGCGTTGGCTGCCGCGGTGAGCAACCCGGCTGCGCTGATTGTCACACCCGCAGGCAACCCGCTCGCGCTGAATACGCCAGCCGGCCCGGTGTAATACTGCGCTATCGAAACCGACGCGCCCGCGTTCAACGTCAACGGGGGGATGGTTGCCCAATTGCTGACAGGCGGAGGCGGCGGAGGTGGAGTAACGCCGACTACGATCGCCAAGTCCGCTTGCAGCTTCGCTACATCGGCGTTTAGCAGTACGTCCTTTTCCGCTTGCGTGGTCATCGGTAGCCTAAGAAAAAGACCCAGCGGGAATCAAGCGCCGGGTCCGCAAGACAACAGAGCAAACTTACGGAGTCGCGGCGGTCGTGTTCGCAATGACCGCTTCCACCATCGAGTCATTGTCGCCCTTCAGCTTGTCGGCGATCGCCTGAATCCGCGCAGGATCAGCCTTTGCCGCGACAAGCTGTGCCGAGATACTGACCAGCAGCGCCTTGACCGACGCATCGACCGTCGTGTTGCGTTCCGCTTCCGCTTCAGCGGCGAGGAAACTTTCCTAGAGAGTTGCCATGATGTTTGATCCTTGGTTAACAAACTGTTGCGACAGTTGCGAAATTGCCGAAAGGACTTGTGTATTGTCGGCGTCGTGAAAGTGGAGGTGAATGTGTACCCCGCTTCCAATTACTGCGCTCACGATGCGTTCATCACGCGATCGGTCGTGCCGTTCGTGATCCATTTCCGCCTTTCTTCAGCGCGCACGACAATCTGATATGCAGGCAACCGCCTACCAAACGCGGCCGCGATGATAGCCGGCAGCACGCGAGGCATCAGCCACGCGCGCTCGTATCGCTTCATTACGCGCCGCGCTTGCCCCTGATGAGCGCCTTCGGTCGCGTGAAGTAGGACAGCGCGTTAGTCTGAACCTCGAGCGCAACGCCCTTGTCATTCGGCCACGGATACTGCTTCGCGTACCGAGGCAAGCCCTTCGTGTTCACCGTCTCGATATAATCGGCCGGACCGAATGCGGTGCGGAACAATCCGCCGCCCATCGGGAAGATGCTGCACTTGTCGGTGTCGAAGAACGGCGTCGTTCCATTCGATCCGCGATAGTTTTCCCACACGATGCCGCCGAACTCGAACGCCCCGTAGACTTTGAGGTTGTTCGGATAGACGTACCCGTCGCGGAGAACCGACGCCATCGGCGTTTGCAGGTATGACGCGCGGACTTCGACATTTGCCAGGAGATCGTCGAAAAACGCATCGCCGCAAAACGCGTGTATGCCAACGATCGGCGAGCCGCCGAGGTTGTTCTGGATCAAACGGACGACCTGGGCAACCTTTTTCCGCAAAGCGCCGGCCGCCGGCGTTGCATTTGAAAGATCGAAAGCTACTTCCGCTTCCTGCGTAACGCCAAATTCCGTGAACAGGTTGACGAGGGTTGATCCGTCGGCGTTGAGGATGATTCCCTTCACCGCGCCGACGCGTTGCAGCTCGAGCGTCACGTCAAGGTCAGTCGTTAGTTCTGCCATGCGGTCGTTCACTGTACCCTGAACCGTGGCGACTGACTGCTCCTGCCCGAATTCGCGGACGCCCTGGACTTCGTCGGCGTAGATCGCGTCGTTGATCTGGTAATGCGGAATGGCGACGATGCGCCCGGTGCGCTTCGTTTTCGGGATCGCATCGCCAACGCCGCCGCGCGGACTCGGATTCACCAGCGTAATCACGCCGGCCTTTTCTTCGATCATAACCGAGGTCGTAGCGACGCCTGACTCGTTCCAGTTGATGATCGTGCCAGCTCGACCAGGGGCGAACGGGAGAGAGTTGATCGCTTCGGTAAGCGACGTGACGCTGAATGCGTCGGTTTTGAATACGTCGAGAACGGACATTGTGATTCTCCTGTCTGAGTGTGTGGGTTCGTCTCGGCGCGTTTATGCGCCCGGATGGGGAGTGCTACCCCAACGGACGATGATTTTCTCCGCCAGCAAACCAGCAACGGCCGTGTCTGAATCAACGGGCGGGCTGGCCGCAGGGAACTGCAATTCGTAACCATTTACCTCGGCATTGCGACGAATGACGGCAATGAGTTTGTCGCCGGCGGAGGCGTCGACGGAATTGATGGAAACTGCGACCGCTGTTCCGGTGCCGTCGAAGGCGACGTACTTGGTGGAACTCAGTTTCAGGACCGCTCCGGCCTTGACGACCTCACCAGACAGAAGTGTGACGTTTTCGCGCGAAAGCTGGCCCGGAGCCTCGGAGAGAATGAACCCGCCGGCGTGCCCATATTCGTGGACAGTAGTTACCATGTCGATTCCTTTTCCTTTTCGTTGATTTGGGCGGCGAGTTTACTTCACGGCCGCGAGTTTGCGGCTCGCATAGATCTTCGCCGCGTCAGGACGTCTTGTCGGTTCGCCTTCGCCGGCGTCCGCGGTGACCTTGGGATTCGGCGGCATTGAAGCGGCGAGCGGATTGGCCGGCTTGCCAGGAACCTCGACGGCGGCCTTGGCAAGCAACGCCGTCGCCTGCTCGGCAGTCATGTCGGTTTCGAGGGCGAGGTGCGCCGCGAGGATCGGCTTGCCCTTTGCGGCTTCACAATTCTGGATCGCCGCGATGCGAGTGCGCTCGGCCGTCGATGCGGTTGTCGCGGCGGTTTGCGCTTCCGTTACTGCTTGCGACTTGCCTTCATTGACGCCTTCGGCCTTCGCTGCGGCCAGTTTCGCGTCCAGTTCTTTCGGGTCCATATCTGCTCCTTGTTTAGCCGCACGGCGTAGACCGCCATGCATACGGAAACGCTGCGCTTCGATAGCCAAAGCTTCGAGCGTTGCGTCGAATGATTCGACTGCGTCTATCAAACCGAGTTGGAGTGCAACCTTCGGCGCGAACAATCCGGCCTCGGTATCGCGCACCGCCTGCGGGTCCATGTTGCGATTCGTTGCGACTGCGTTGACGAACATCTCGTAGGCGCTGTCGACCGCCTCTTGCGCGATCGCCATTGCTTCGTCCGACAAAGGGGCGTGGGCGGAAAAATCCACCTTGCGAGCGCCGGCATAGATCGGCGTATAGGTGATTCCCGACTTCGCGTCCTTTACGCTCTGGTCGACGTGCATCATCACGATGCCGATTGATCCGACCATTGCTGATTCGGGCGCCGAGATACGTCCAGCGGCCGACGCGATCCAATACGCCGCGGAGAAGGTCTGTTCGTTGGCAATCGCCCACGTTGGCTTGCGCGCATTCGCGGCGTACACTTTGGTAGCCAGATCGATCAATCCAGGCAACTCGCCGCCGTTGGAATCGATCTCCAATAGGATCGCGCCGACGCGCGGATCGTCAACCGCGGCTTGCAATTGCGAAGCGATGGCGTTATATCCGACGAGGCCAGACGCCGCGTCCATCGAATCGCCACGCTGCACCAACGTTCCGACAACGGGGATCAGCGCAATCCCGGTCGACGTGCGGTAATATCCCGCATCAGCTTTCGACATGCCGGGCGCCTGCAATTCCTCACGCGGCAACGTTGGATCGGTCGGCGACAACAACGCTGCGCGGCCTTCCTGGTGGGCGCGAAACACTTGCTCGATTACTTCCGCCTTCGACGGAGTGATCAGCAAAGCGGAATTATACAGACGCGTTGCAAGACGGGGATAACTCATCGGGTCCCCTCAAAAAAACGGCCCCGCGTTGGCAGGGCCGAAAAAGCCGCGACGGAGGGAGGTTTTCCGCGCGACGACTGACTAGGCATAGGTTGCGGTTCCTTGTGCTGGCGTTTTCTGCGGCGGCATGTTGGCGGGGTTGTTCGGATTGTTCGGGTCCATCATGTTCTGATCGGCGACGTTGTTGGGGTCCGGCGACGACGTCTGCTGACTTCCCGGCACCGCCGGCTCCGGCAGCCCCAACCTTTCGCGGTCGGCCATTTCCACCGCGAGCTGTTCGTTGATTTCGCGATAGTCGTAGCCCTGTTCGGCGCATTCGTTCTCTTGCGTCGAAACGCCGGTGGCAATACGAATCTGCGCCGCTTGCGCTTCGCGGACCGGGTCGACCCATCCCTTGCCGGGGCCGATCCAACGGCAGCGGACGTATGCCATGCGGTTTTCGTAAAAGTCCGGCGCGTCGAGTTTTCCGGCGTTCACCATTTCCTCGAGGAACAAACCGTAGATCGGGTCCATGAATCCGGTCCCCAACCGATCGCGCCGACGATTGAACGAACGCCACGCTTCCAACATTGACGCGCGCGCCGACGAATAGGACGTCTTGGTGAAGTCCTTGAACAGCACTTCGTACGGGACGTCGAAGCCGCCTATCGCGATGATCCGGCCGACGTTTTCGACGAACGTACCGAACTGCGCATTGGGCCGCTGCGGCATGAACGGGTTGACGTGGTCGCCGGGAAATATCGGAACCAACGTTCCCGCTTCCATACGGACCGCGGATTCCGAATGCGCCTTCATGTAGGCCGCGTAATCTTTCGAGAACAACTCCAACACGCCGTCCTGATCCATTGGCGTTTCTATCGTGCCGGAGATCATTCCGTTTACTACCGCCGCCATGATTTCCGCCGATATGTAGCGGTCGAGCTGCTTGAAGTTCGACATCACGGCTGTCAGGATCGGTTTTCCGCGCGATTGTCCGCTCCGTTCCTGGTCGAAGTCGTGAACCACTCGCAAGCGCCCGAATTCAGTGCGGCGATCGACGAACGTCCACGTCGGGACCGCTTGTCCATCCGCGAATGCCCACGAATCGCCTGGATGCCCATTGCGGAACCAATAGCCCAACGGCATACCGATGTCATCGGTTTTTACTCCGCCGCGAAGGCGCATCGAATCCGCCGCGCCATTCGGGTTCGACAACCGGTCGGCCTCGAGGAGTTGCATTTTCGTCGAGTAACCGTCGTTGCGATCGGGGAGCCATAACGGAAGCGCGATTGCGTCGCCGTTCATGAGCTTGCCGCGAAACGCCTGCTCGAGGAGTTGGTCACCGTTCAGCATGTCGCGCGCATCGCACGCCGTCGACCACCAGTACGAGTGAAACAAACTCTCGGCCTGTTTCCCCCATTCCACCGACCACGCTTTGCTCTTGCCTAACGCCGTGTAATTCGGCCGCGCCGACAAACGCAAGCCGGTGCCGACGACGTTATCGATCAGCGTGTTTACGCCGCCGCGTGCTAATCCGTTGTTGCGGTCCGCGTCCCGCGCGCGGTCGCGGATTGGCGTGAGTTCGGGGAGAAGGTCGGCGTCGGCCGACGTCGACCGGCGCGGCATCCAACCAGCGAGGTCTAACGATTCGAAACTCGCTGCTTTATGCGCGACGGCGCCTGTCGCGCCCACGATGCGCGGCATAACCTCCCCCGCCATCGCCTGCGGTTTGAGGGAGATGTGTGGTTTCACGCTGTCAACCGAGAGGAATCACGCCGAACGCGCGGCGACGATTGCGGTATACGCCGTTGCAAATGTCGACCTGGCCTTGCAAAAAATCGCGCCACGCTTGCAGGTCGCCGCGCTTCGCCGATGAATATCTGACTTCGTTCTCGCCGTCGCGGATCAACACGACCTGTCCGCCGAGGGTAAGCTTTTCGAGGGCAGCATCGGCCGCGTCGAGTTTCGTTTGCCATTCGGCGCACGTGGTCATATCAACGACCCGCCTGGCGCACGCGTCGGCAAGAATCCCCCGTCGGGCCGTATGATCGGGAACGCGCCGAATTCCGCCGGCGGTTTCGCCTTTCCGTCCTTCGGTTCGTACAAACTTTCCAGCCGTTGCCAATCCACCTCGCGCATACGATGAACGGCGACGGAGTGGTGCATCGAAGCGGCGCGGGAATAGATGAACGTATCGAGGCACTCATTGCGGTGGTAGTTCGCGCGTTCGATCCACCCATTCTTGGGGTCATACGTCTCCGCAGTGAGTTGGCGAAAATACTCGTCTGGCAAGTCTGTTGAGAAAGTAATGTGGCGATCTGCCGGCAAGACCGGGGCGTCTGGTTTCCCTGCGTCGGCGCGTAGTTGTTCGAACAGCCAATGCTTCAACATTGACACGCCAACTTCGTAGCGTTCGGCGCCGCGCTGGTCGACCTTGCCTTTTCGTTTCGTGTCCGGAAACGCCGGCCGGCCGATCGGTTGCCGCGAGGCGTTCGTCGAGCCGCGCGCCGCGAATATTCCTCGCGACTTCCGCGATCGCGTGAAATTTAAGACGATGTCAGGCATATACCCGGCGTCGACCAACGAACACGCTAACCGCATCGGGACGCCGCACGCATTGATAATCGGTTGCGCGAGGTAATCGTCGAGCTTCGCCCATACACTCGCTTCGCCGTCGCCGGTCGGAAGGAGTCGCGTCGTGTCGCCGTAATGCACGACCGCATCTATAACCGTGATCCGTTCGCCACGGCCGAAGCCAAGGATTTGCGATTCGATCCGATCGGCCTGCACGTCGTGGCCGGAAACAAGGACCAGCACGCCTTTTGGAATCGTCCGCAACGGGTACGGCTCGGACCGCGCTTTTATGTCGCGCCATTCGATGTTCTGCCGTTCGCCCTTGTGGACCTCACCGAGGCGCGTGTTGAAAAACACTTGCAGGCGCGTCTGTTTCCCTTGCGCTGATTCCCACGCGATGGCGTGTTTCGCCCAAGTGTCGCCCAAACCGAGGGGCGTATACAAGCCGTTGACGTGAAAGCCGCACCGCGTCGATTCGAGTTCCAGATGTTCAGGCCGCCACTGCCCGCCAAGAAGCATCTCCGGCTTGCAACGCTCCTCGATGATCGCTGCGCACGCTTCGCAAACGTACCCGGCGGTTTCCGGTTTGCCGGAAATCCATTTTAGTTGTTCCCACCGCAGGTATTGCAAATGCGAACAATGCGGGCACGGCACGTAGTACCGATTCATCGACGACGCCTGCCACGCCGGCCAGATGCGCGACGTTTCGTCGGAGGTCGGCGTCGACGTCATGAAACACTTAGCGCGCGGAAACGTCGTCGACCGACGCATTGCAAGGTCGATGGGGTCGCCTTCGCGTTCCAACGCCAACGGCATCCGGTCGACCTCGTCCAGGAACAGGTACGGCACCGAAATCGAGGCCACGTCGTCAGGGATGCCGGCCGACCCCGTATACAGGACGAACCCCGGAGCGTGCTTTTCCGACAAAGTGTTCCCCGCGTTCGTCCGCCGGCCGAGGGGGAGGATCGTCCTCAAAGCCGGCGTGGTCGCAATCATCGAATCTAACCGGCCGCGCACCCACTTACGCGCTACCGATTCGGTTGGGAACAAAACGAGGAACGACCCCGGCATCTGGTGGCATTGCCGGCCGATCCAATTCAGGCCGCATTCCGACTTCCCGACTTGCGACGACGCGACCAACACCACGACGGGGGCCGGATGGCGCGGGTCTAGCGCGTCCATGATCGCCGCAAGATACGGGATGCGTTCGTTGCGCCACCGACCCGGCTCCGACGCAGCCTTGCCCGATAGAACGCGGTAGGCTTGCGCCCACTTCGACACCGACAACGGGCGCGACGGCGCGAACGCCGACGCTATGGCCTCCAGCCCCGCCGCGTAACCGTCGAGGCCGTCAAATGGCATCGGATTATTGCTTCGTGACCTTGGCGCCAGCGATCGCCCGCAACGTGTCCGCGGTTTCCTGGCAAATTCGGTCGACTTCCTCGTCGATCGTATCTTGAATCTTCCGGACGTCGATGGAGCCTACCAATTTCGGTGATACGCGAATGGAAATTGTCCGCAATTGAGACAAAATCGTAGACAATCCGTCCGCGATCGCTTTGTCTATGCGCGTTTTCTCTACCAAAAGCCCCACCTCGCGTTCGTATTCAAGGCGCCGCAATTTTCCGGCGTACTCCGCGTCTTCCGCCTTGGCCTTCGATAGCGGAGTCTCGATGTAGCGCAGCTGGAGCGGGGCCTGGACCGGCGTTTCGCGTTGGGCCGCGCGCCGCGTTGAATTCGTCGACGCCGCTAAAGCCGCGTCCGCCGTTTCCGGGTCGATCCGCCCATCTTCGGCGAGCGGAATCCGTCCGAGTTTGACTAATTTCGAGATGTACTGCTGTGAAACGCCACGGCGCGCGCCATAGGCCTTAAACGTTTCGGTCATCATCGGCGGCTGTAGGACGCCGGACAACCCGGGGAAACAACCAGGTTGTTGTTTTTTAGGTATCTGAATCCTGCGGTCCTTGCGGC